TTTCTATGGTCGTCCACTACTTGAATGAGAGATATGGCCACGAATGGCTATTGGATGCACGCTTTTGAAGATACCAGTAACATGTAAGGGCAGCAAATCCGTAGCCCTGGAAACATTACAGGATTTTCAGGGCAATCTAAAAACGCTGCAACTTGACGAACTCGAAAAGCTGAAACGGTCTATCCTCAAGTATGGCTTTTCTTTTCCGGTGTTCGTCTGGAAGGATTCCATTCTTGATGGGCATCAACGATTGTTCGCTTTGAAAGAGCTACTGAAAGAAGATCATACTATAGGCAACATACCCGTCGTTGAAATACAGGCTAAAAACAAGACTGAGGCAGCAGAAAAGCTGTTATTGATCAACAGCCGTTATGCAGAAATCGAGTACGACGGACTCCAAAAATTCATTGATGAAAACCAAATTGACTTGGATGCGATCATCGCAGATTTGAGTATACCCGACATTGACCTATCTGAGTTCATGGCTGAATCCAACCAAGACGATGATGCTGAATATGAGGAAAGAGAAGGATTCGAGTATCAGATATTAATTAAATGTGAAGATGAAGAAAATCAAAAAAATACAATAGATAAAATAGAAAAACTGGGTATAGAATGCCAACCATTGATATTATAAAATCTGTTGATGTCTCAAGATCTATAAGAGCGAGGCAACTTGAGTCAATTTTTGATGTTCCAGCAAGAGAAAAAGAAATATCAAAATGGAATGGTGACCTTCCGATCGAAAATAAAGAGTGGAATATAGGTCTAATAGTCGGTCATTCAGGTTCTGGCAAATCTACTATCGCAAAAGAAATATTCAAAAATAACTATGAACCTAAAATAACATGGAAAGAAAAATCTGTTATTGATGATTTCGATAGCAAATTGAGTATTGAAGAAATTACAAAATCATGTAGTTCTGTAGGGTTCAACACAATACCATCATGGCTTAAGCCGTATTCTGTTCTTTCAACCGGCGAAAAATTTCGCGTTGAAATCGCTCGAAGATTGTTGGAATGTAAAAGCCCTATTGTTGTCGATGAATTTACATCCGTCATTGATCGTCAGGTAGCTAAAATAGGCTGTCATGCGATACAAAAGTTTATCAGAAAACAGGGAAAACAGTTTGTTGGTGTATCATGCCATTACGATATTATTGATTGGCTACAACCGGATTGGATATTCGAACCGGCTACAATGACATACAAACCAAGGGGGTTACTTCAAAGACCAAAAATCGATGCTGAAATACGAAAAACAAAAAGGGACTATTGGAAACTATTTTCACAATATCACTATATGAATAATGAATTACATCATGCAGCGTCCTGCTACACAATGTTTATTGAAGATAAACCGGTCTGTTTTGCGGCTGTAATTCATTTGCCGCATAATAAAGTAAGAAATATCAAACGGATATCAAGAGTTGTGACATTGCCGGACTGGCAGGGCTTAGGACTTGTACACATTCTTTCCTGCACATTGGGAGCTGCATACAAGACTATAGGCTATAAACTTAGAGCATATCCAAAGCACCCGCCGTTAATTATGGCGATGTGTAAAATAAAAGAATGGAAAATGATATCAAAACCAAAAATAATAGGAAAAGGTAAATCTAAAATGATCAAAAAAGATAAAAGAGGCGGTTTATCTTTTCAAAAAAAAAGATCCGGTGGAGCTGTTTTTGAGTATATCGGTAAAAAAATGAAATATGAAAACGCGATAAAATTGTTAAACATATAAAAAATATAAAAAGCTAAATCATTATCGTTGGCGATTTTAGGCGAACATCGATTGATGTGCGGCGATAGTACGAATGAGAAGACCGTAAATGCTACGCGATGGAGATATCACCGGAATACTGCGATGTCGCCGTAAAAAGATGGGAAGAATTTACTGAAAGAAGGCTGAACTGGCGTAAACCCTTGATTTGACTCTATTGACGCTTAAAAAATATGGCAAAAAAACCACAAAAACAGCAAAATTTGACGATAGAACAGATTGAAAAAGCTCTGCGAAAGCATAATGGCGTTCAAGTGCTAGCCGCCAACGAATTAGGCGTTACACGGGCAGCAATTAGTGCAAGAGTTAAAACCAGCTCCAAATTAAAAAATGTTATTGAAGAAACCAAACAAAGAATTCTGGATGTATCTGAGGCAATACTTTTTAAGAAGATTACAGATGAACAGAATATGACGGCACTAATATTTTACTTGAAATGCCACGGTCGCGACCGGGGATACGTTGAAAACAGGAATGTAGATATAGGCAACCAGGACGGTAAAGCCTTTAAAGTCGAGCGGGTAATAGTAGATGTCGAAAACGATCAAGATAAGGATTGATACGCCACGGTGGGCGGTGCCATTGGTGCATAAAAAGCCGCGGTATAAAGCTGTTTACGGCGGGAGATCGAGTGGAAAGAGCCATTTTTATGCTGAGCTGATGATCGATCGTTGCTTGACGCCCGGTACAAGCTGCGTTTGCATTCGTGAGGTGCAGAAAAGCCTTGAGCAATCAGCCAAGCGGTTATTGGCATTGAAGATTCAAAAGTTCGGACTTGGGTCGCTGTTTGAAGTACAAAACAATCAAATTAAAACGCCAGGCGGCGGCCTGATTATATTTCAAGGCATGGCAACCCATAACGCTGAAAGTATTAAGTCATTGGAATCATTCGATATTGCATGGATAGAAGAGGCTCAGACTCTCTCAGACACTAGCCTGAGCTTGCTTAGGCCAACGATCCGCAAAAAGGGCAGCGAGATATGGGCGTCATGGAATCCAAGGTTTGAAGATGATCCTATTGACGTTTTCTTTCGTGGTGAGCATCCTCCGAAAAATGCGGTAATAGTCAAGGTCAATTATTATCAAAACCCTTGGTTACCGGATGAGTCAAAAGAGGAAATAGAACACGATAAGGCATATTTTAAGGACAAATTCGATCATATCTGGCTTGGGGAATACTTTGACACGATTGAGAATGTTTTAATTCCCAAGGCGTGGTTTGATGCCTGTATCGATGCCCACAAGACGTTAGGTTTCAAAGCCGAAGGTATACGGTATTCAAGTCATGACCCTGCCGATGAAGGCGATGACGCTAAAGGATTTGCATTCCGGCATGGTTCGGTAGTTCTAGATGTTCAGGAAAAAAACGATGGTGATATAAATAGTGGTTGTGATTGGGCTACAGATCTGGCTTTAAGACATAAATCGGATGCATTTACATGGGATAGTATAGGTGTAGGCGCAGGTCTGAAACGACAGATTGCAAAGACATTCGGAGGAAAGCCTACCATACTTTCACAATTTGTCAGTAGTGAATCAGCCGACTTTCCGGACAATATTTTTGAGCCGGTAATGGACGGCAACATTCAGCATCAACAGCGCAACCGTGATCTATTTCGTAACAAGCGAGCGCAATATTATTGGTATCTCAGGGATAGAATCTACAGGACATATAGAGCTGTCGTACACAAGGAATACCACGACCCTGAAAAAATGATTGCGTTTTCGAGTGATATTAAGATATTATCAAAGCTAAGATCCGAGATTTGTAGAATCCCCATGAAACCCAATCCTAACGGGTTTTTCGAGTTGTATTCAAAAATCGATATGAAAAGCAAATTTCGGATTGATTCACCAAACTTAGCCGATTCAGTAATGATGTTGATGCGAGTGCCAACGAATCCAATTAATCACAATGTTTCCAGGCCAAAACCAATCAAGCCGATGGGAAGGCGCTAAAATGCTCGAACTAAAAGACATCAAAGATCTGCATGATAAAGCATACCAGGCGGGGCAGACGACCCGGGAAAGGGCCGCTGATGACCTTGTCTTTCACTTCGTAACACAGTGGGATGAAGGTATTCTTGAAGATAGCCAGCTTGCATATCGTGGCGAGTTCAATATCCTTCGGAAAGCCACACGTCAAATACTTTCAGACCTGGCATTGAACAAGATTCAGATTGACTTTGAACCCGTAGATGAGGACAGGACCGATGCCGGAGATACTATTGATGGTCTTTACCGTTTTTCTGATAACAATAATGTTGCCCAGGAAAGCTACAGCAATGCCAAACAGGAAGCGGTCGTGTGCGGATTTGGGGCATGGTTGCTTGAAACCAAATACGTTTCGATGCGGTCAGGAAATGAAAAACAGAAGATATGCCGATGTCCGATCAACGAAGCCAATAATACCGTATTTTGGGACCCAAACGCTAAGTTGCTTGATAAGAGCGACGCGGATTACTGCGGAATACTAGAGGCCTACACGGAAGATGGTTACAAGCAGCTCGTAGAAAACCTGACGGGAGAAGAACCGGAAAACGTAAACCCCGGCAATTTCAGCCATCCTGAAACAAGCTACGTGTTTCCGTGGATTGGAAGCGACAACCAAAAAATATATGTCATCAAATTTTTCCATAGGGAAGTAGTCAAAGATAAG